TAAAAACGTGCAAAGCGGAATGGAGCGTTCAGTAGAGCCACGGGAATTTGAACTTCCTCTAGAGCTTCAATTCTCGATGCGCAAAGCTGAGCTTGCAGCCCAAGAGATGACCTGGGACGACCTCTACGCAGCTCTGTTGAATCTCTACCATCAACGCCTGATGGAGTGGTATGCGGTTAAAGAAATCATGGCGTCTGAAAATATTGAGATTGACTTCGACATTCCCACTGATCTAGAGCTAGCAGAACTCGCCGCCGCATGTATATACGACGACGAGGATGATGAAGAAGGCGACGACCTTCAGCCGTTCTGAGTTTCGTTGACGGTGATTAGGCGGTCCAAGTACCACTGAGCTTTCTTGAGGTCTTGTACGCCGCCTTTGTTGCGCCAGCGCCACGTGTACTTGACGCAGTTCCCCCGCAGATAGCCCTGGAACTCCTCTGCGGTTAGCTGCGCTTCAATGGCATCGATGCATTCAATAGCGGAATCTGCGTAGTGAGACGGATGGTTTACCAAATCCCCCTGGACCACAGGAGCAGTTTCTTTGGTGGTCCAGGGAACTGGGCAGACACCATCCTTGCACTCAGTCAAGTCGCTGATTATCGGCGCAAACCACGGCGAAGACGAGACTGTTCCATCAGTTCCTCGTTCGGCTTCCCCAGATCCAGCACTAATGCTTTGGGTTTCGGTGATGCTCCCATCATCACTCCTTGCTCCATTGTCGGTATATATCCCGTTGCTCCAGGCCGTCCCCCCTCGAGTGCCAAGTTTGTCCGTTCCCTTCCGTCCTGACATAGGGTTAACCCTCTGTTGTACATATCCATTAAGGGTACATCATTTTCTTCGTTGGCGAGAGGTGCGCCAAAATCTTCTTCACTAAGACAACGACAATTCAGTTCATCTTGAACAAAACTATCTAAAAATCCCGCCGCGCCGTGCATGACTATTAAGTGGCTTGATTTACTGTTTTTATAATATTATCATGGCAAGATTCTTCGACGCTACATACGACCCACGCAACGATTCTGGTACGTCGGGAGCTGAAGTTTCTGACCTAAATCCAGAACAAGCGTACGATACTGACCTGCGTCGAGTCGCTTCAGACGCAAGAGCATCTGCAGAAAGTCTTAATGATTCGCAGGATCGTATTGCAAAGTTTCTTCGGGCCTCCAAGAGCGCCGGGAAGTTTCAGCAAACACGTATGTTAAGGGACACCACCATGGATGGAAAGACCCCAAGGTCGGAGGCGACTATTGGAGGAGTCACCATCCCAAACCTTGGGGATCGCATTGGGGAAGCTGGTGGCACCAACTACGCAAGGAAACCTGGGCGTAGTGGCGGCACCTTTTATGGTTTTGGTTAAACCTGGCTGTAGACCACCTCATAGGGCTGGTTCTGGTACTTACCCTTACGATCTTGGTAGCTCACGTGGCAGGGCTCACCACGATAGAAAAGGAGCTGCGTAATGCCTTCGTTGGCATAGATGCGATTAAACAGTCCTGTGCAATTGCTGATCTCAAGGGTCAGGTGACCTTCCCAGGCAGCTTCGGCAGGTGTGATGTTTACCAAGATTCCCGATCGTGCATACGTAGATTTGCCAACCGCAACTACGGTCACATCACGTGGAAGTTTGATGTGTTCCATGGCAACGCCAAGGCAGTAGCCATAGGGTGGAAGCAGAAAGTACTCACCCTTTTCGTCTTCCAGCAACTCGGCTGGCTTCAGGATGTTTTCATCAAAGGCTTTGGGGTCACAATCTCCCGCCTGGATCTTACCAAAAATTAAGCATTGCTTTGGTGATAGGCGAATGTCGTAGCCATATGAACTGAGACCATAGCTGAGCAGGCGCCGTCCATCCTCTTTGTTGATTAAACGATCAACAAAAGGAGAGATCATCTCTTCTTTTTCAGCCAGCTCTTTGATTTCCCAGTCGGCTAGTACGCTCATAAGACCGTTGATTCGATAATCAGTCTACATAATCAGGTGATGATCCGCCCTTTCTCCGAATAAATGTCAATGAAATTTTGGGTGTAGTTGTCCAGGCCATCGCTTGGCTGTAGGTAGACAATAAAAGAACTGCACGTATTTTTAGCTTCGACTCGACCGTCCTCAAAGTAATGTCGCCGAAGCATGGGTGTGTTTTTTAAAAAGCAGATAGGAAAATCAAAGATGTCTTGAGCGTAACGAATCATGTCAGGACAGTTGCCAAAGTACAAGCCTTGCTTGACTTCACCTGACAGCCACTTTCTTTTTAGAGTTCGCCACCACAGTGCGTACCCTGAAATCAAAGTATGCGACAAGCCGCGAGTACGCTTCCACCTCTGGGACTTGATGTCCCAAAAGTACGTGTAGTTTGGAGGAAAAACGTAAACATTGCCAAACCAGTCCTGTTCATTTAACGCGTCATCTTCTGGTGTATAGAAGTGTTCAGCGTTGACGTAGCTATTTGCTACAGCAGAACTGGCCGGGTCAAGGTCAATCCCTCCCATCAACATGTGCGCAGAATTGATCAGGTCAGCGCCAGAGATCCACTCGAATGTATCGGTGTGCGCATTACCACGAAAAGATGGCATTATTTTTCGCTCACCTGGCAATAATCAATCTCAAGATAACGCATCCCATCGTTATCGTTAACAAGATATCCAGCTTTCTCCTGCGGATTAATTTTTTGCGCCGCCGCAAGTATGCGTCTAAACGTTTCTGCGAGGTCACCATTGTCTTCTCGTTCGCAACTTTCTTGTGCTGAGTGCAATTCTTTCAGCGTCATAAAGAACATTGAGCGTTCTTTGTTGGTGGGTTGAAACACCATGATGCCAGGCCCTTCTGCATCCCATAGCTTGCAGTAATGTTGCCCCATGTCACCAAGAATCAACTTGATGGTGGCATCAAGCATTCTGGTTTTAGTCGTATCTAGATCCCCCTGGAGCGCAGAGGCAATTAATTTTTCACGCCTGTTCATTTTTTAAGAGTCCTTGACGAATCAGTATTTGTTTCATTTTAGGAAGTGGCTTGTAGATTACGACAAGTTTTCCTAGATTGCCTCGTTTTTTGATGAGCTTTTGATTCTCGTCTTTTAGCTTGTCAAATTCTCCTGCCCGAATTAAGTACTCGGCTACGCAACGCAAGCGTCGCTTGAGAGACAAATCAGCTTCTGGAAATTTACCACAGATTGTGTCTGGTGCCATATCTGCAAATGCAATACGCAAGCGATTGGCCAGGGTCACATTAAAATGTGGGTCCTCCTTCTCGAATTCTTTTATGTTGTACAAGTACCTGCGCAGGACATCAGTATCAAAAGACCCTTCGGGAGGCAAGAACATTTCCACTTGATCTGCAAGACCTTTAGGAAGAAGTTCCTTGTAATTTTCAGTGGTAACCAAATCAATCTCAATAGTATGAAAGCGATTATTCGCCATCTTCCCCCCTGGGCACAGAGCGGTTAGGCACATATTTTTGCTTGTCTTCCTGAACATCTTTGTATTTTGTCCTGGCTCTGAAAGACAAAAGAGATACGTCGTTATTTTTGGCAAACGAAGCGATCAGCCGATTCCAGGGTATTCGGATTGTATCTTTTTTCTTGATGTCAGGAGAAATGTTGACGTAATGAATGTTCTGGGTCCAGCCTTTGGACGGATCTTTTTTTCCGATCAAGATCCAATTACGAATAGTTTGATCTGAAACATTAAGCCTTTGGGCGCACTCTTCTGTTGAGATGTACTCATCTGCGTACGCCTCTGGCCCGACTTGGTCAGTTTCGTTGTTTTTGTACCTGCTACTCCACATGGCACCCAGGATGTTTTTGATGCCTTTGAGTTCGTACGCAATGTCTTCAAGACCCTTGCGAATACCGTATGCCATAAAGCGGTTTCTTTGTTTAGATGCTAGTCTTTTTTTAGCATCTATGCGTGTTTTATGGAAGATCAGATTCCCGCTAGTCAAGTCCCTGCAAGCATCCCGTCCGAGCCGCCAAGCCCCCCGCAGGTGCCAAGTGGGAGGATTAGTCCTCAAGACCTGGAGCTAATGAAGGCTCGTGCCAGGGAACTTGCTGTCCAGCAAACGTTGATGCAACAAACAGCAGCAGCCCAGGCTCCTCGTGTCGTCTATGTGCGTCGCAATCTTACGGTTGCTGAGCTGATTTTGATTGTTGCGTTGTCTTGTGGAATTGTTACAGTTGTCCAAGCCGGCTGGAATTTTGTATCAAATTCACTGCCTAGGGTGGAAATCAAGGTCAAGTGAATTAAACACACCCGAACTATAATCTTTATATAAGGGATTCTAGTTTAATACGTGGCCAATCGTCGTATTTCTGAACTTCCGCTCCTAGCTGGGGCGGATGTAGCTGAGCAGGATCTGCTGACGATGGTCCACGTATTTGAAGTGGATCCTACTCTTAAAAACAAAAAGATCACAATCTCTGGTTTTGGAGATTACCTCTCAACTAAATACGTAACAACCACTGGTGGCACAGTAACCGGCAACGTCTTAGTACAAGGGAACTTAACTGTAACTGGCGTTACTGTTGTCAATGCATTCACTAGTAGTGGCCTTGGAACGTTTAGCGGCGTCCTAGTTCAAAACAATTTGACCACAAGTGGCACGATCAGCGGTCAAACAATTACAGGTGAGGCACTCCAATCTGTAACAATTAACTCAGCAACCGGTACATTCACTACGGTTAGCGGGGCGACCTCAAACTTTGTAAGTGGGAATTTTAGTACCCGACTCTCGGGTGCAACCATTACCGGTAATACACTTCAAGCAACGTCCGGACAATTTAGTTACCTAAGTGGTGCCACAATTACAGGTGATTTGGTCCAGGGTGTAAGTGGTGTTTTTGGTACGCTTGCTACGCCTGTTCTTGATGTAAGCGGCAACTTGTCCGTTGCCAGTGGACTGACCGTTACTGGTCTTGCTCAATTTGCATCAGGCGTACAAGTCACTGGCACGTTATCAGGGACAACCGTCACTGGGACAGCGGCACGTTTTACTAGTGTCACTGGTGTAACTGGTGTATTTACAACTACGTTGTCGGGTGCATCCATTACAGGTACAACCATTAACGCAACGTCAATCACCGGTGTATCCGGAACATTTACATCAAGAGTATCGGGAGCAACAGTAACCGGTAACGTAGGTTCTTTTGGCTCAGTCAGTGGCGTTTCCGGTGTATTCTCTCAGGTTCTTTCTGGTGCTGTAATCACAGGAGACGCCGGTCAATTCACAGTCATCACCGGTGTTTCTGGTGTTTATACCAATTTATCTGGTGCCACGGTCACTGGTGATACTGTTTTAGCTGCAACTGTATCGGGTGTTTCCGGTGTATTTACTAGCCGTATTTCAGGTACTACCGTTACCGGCACCACTGCAGCTTTTACAACCATTACAGGTGTCTCTGGTGTATTCACTACTCAGGTATCAGGCGCAACCATTACTGGTACTAGTGGTCAGTTCACAAATGTAACTGCAGGCACTGGGGTATTTACTCTTGTTTCTGGCACTACTGTCACGGGTAATACTGGTACGTTCACTAACCTTACTGGTATTGCAGGGGTCTTTACCACCAGTGTTTCAGGTGCAACTGTAATAGGTACAACTGTTACCGGTGCGACAGGCATCTTTACTTATGTAACTGGCACCACGATTACCGGCATCACAATCAATGCAGCTACTGGTGTATTTACCACTCTTCAAGCAACAAACCTTAGTTTTACTAACACCACAATCTCGGGTGATTTAAACGTTGTTGGCTCTGGTTTTATTGGTTCAGGTTTATCTGTAACTGGTACGATCAGCGGGCAAACGGTAACCGGTACAACGGCAGCCTTTACTTCAGTCACTGGAGTGTCTGGTGTTTTTACCACGCGTTTATCGGGTGCAACCATTACGGGTAACACTGGGTTATTTGCGAATGTAACAGGTGTTTCTGGTGTATACACTTATCTTTCGGGTGCAACCGTTACGGGTGATACTGCCAGATTTAGTAGTGCAACTGGGATTAGCGGCACATTTACAACGCATTTGTCTGGTGCAACCATTACCGGTAACACCGGGCAGTTCAGCAACATCACAGGTGTTTCTGGTACGTTTACCAGCACCCTTTCAGGTGCAAACATTTCTGGAACCAACGCAACTATCACCAACATCACCGGCGGTACACTTGCGATTACAACTCCGTCTGGCACTACTCCCGCTATTGTCTGTTCAGGTGTTGTATCTGGCAGTGCCAGTGGTTTTATAATCAAAGGCCCCTTGATTATTCTTTGAATATAAGTTTTAAAAAGCTAGAATCGTAAAAAGGATCTGTTAAAACAATGCCATACGGTGAAATTCGGGTTGATACCATTACCTTTACCAACGCGGGCGTCGATAAAAGCATTACCGTTTCTGGGTTGTTTGCGTCTACCTCTGGTAATTTAACTGTTACTGGAACTGTTTCAGGTACCACGTTCACCGGAACAACCGCAAGTTTTACAAGCGGTAACGTCACCACGTTTAGCGGTGGTACCTGCACTATTACTTCGGGCGTGTTTGCCTCTGGTACGGCAACAAACCCGTCAATCAGTTTTATTGCAGACTCAAATACAGGTTTTTATTCCCCCGGCGCAGACCAGCTGGCCATCAGCACAGGTGGCACAGGGCGGTTGTTTGTAAACAGCTCCGGCAACGTGGGGATTGGGACGAGTGCACCTCAGGCAAATCTACAAGTTCTTGATTCTATTAAAGTCAGTAATTCATCTCAATCCCAAGGAAGCGTAATTTTAGGTGATGGTGGTTCAACAGCATTTAACGTTGGTATTGCCCGTTGGAATGGGGCAACAAATGCTGCTGGGGCCGGCGGCTTAGGTTACTTTTCACAGGGAACTGGCAACCTTGGTGGCCATTACTTCTATACAGGTGATGCTGTTGCCGGATCTCAAACCGAACACCTCCGCATCGACAGCTCCGGTAGGTTGTTGGTCGGTCAGACAACAACAGGGTTGCAAGCCGCTCGGTCATTTTCTTGGCAAGGTTCTGGCGAAGGAACTTTATACATAAGTCATTCTAGTAGTGACGGCAATGGCGATCCATTTGTTAAGTTTGGATACAATGCAGGTCAAATTGGATCAATTATCCAAGCTGGCAATACAGGTATCGGTGTGTATAGTAATGACTATCTTGCTCTTGGCTCTAATAACACCGAACGCCTTCGCATCAACAGCTCCGGCAACGTGGGCATCGGCACCACAAACCCAATAACGCTGTTGCAAGTTGGTGCGGGGAATACATCTCCCAATACTGCCAAAGCGTTAATTAATACAGGTGATGCAGCCATTTCTGGTCTTATTATTTCAAACTGGACAGGCAGTGCGACTACCAACGGTCCTCGCATTGGATTTGACAACTCATCAGTGGGATCGTTTTCCATTGGCGGCGGTAACGGCACTCATTCTTTTGTTGTTAGAGATGATAAAACTGCCAGTGATCGCCTTACCATCGACAGCGCCGGCAGGTTGTTAATTGGCACGTCTACTGCTGTTACAGGTGCTAACCAACCTCAGTACGCAAAACTTCAGATTGTTGGTAATACTTTAAGCGGTGCTCGCGCAGGTTTGATTGCACTTGGACGTTCTGCTGCGGCATCTACCATTGTTACCGGAGATCAATTAGGCGGCATCACCTTTGGTGATAATGCTGCAGGCGAGTTTGCATATATTTTCGGAGAAGCTGATGGTACTGCCGGAACAAATGACTACCCAGGGCGCCTGGTCTTCAGCACCACCGCCGACGGAGCGAGCACCCCGACGACGCGGTTTACGCTAAATCGCGTTGGGGATTCGGTATTTTCAAATACAAGTGCCGTTTATCCAACAACCGATAATGCTGCAACGATTGGTGGCTCTTCTAATAGGTGGTCCGCTGTTTGGGCCGCAAACGGAACAATTCAGACTTCCGATCAAAGAGCCAAGACTGAAATTACTGCCGCCCAGTTAGGCTCTAATTTTATTAAAGCTTTACGCCCTGTTTCTTACAAGTGGATTGACGGCGGACAGATTGATTCTGGCAGGCGTGATGAAGACAACAATTACATTTACGAGTCGGTACCAGGCACACGTACTCACTGGGGCTTTATCGCCCAAGAAGTTAAAGAAGCTGTCGACGCAGCTGGCGTTGACTTTGGTGGCTGGGTGCTCACCGATAAGGATGACCCCGATAGCCAGCAAGCCCTGCGCTACGACCAGTTCATAGCTCCGTTGACAAAGGCGCTGCAGGAAGCACTGGTTGAGATTGACGTGCTTAAGGCCAAAGTTGCAGCCCTTGAAGCGTCGTAGTCACCTGTTAATTATTCCCCCCTGGTAAAATAAAAGAAAACTATTTGTTATGGCTAACACTGTTTGGGATATTGCCAACATGGAACGTCATCTTCCCGATGGCGAAACTTGTCCTGATGGCGCCATCTACACTGTCCACTGGACTGCATCTCTGGAAGAAGACGGCGAAACAGCAGGCGCCTATGGCAGCATTGGCCTTGGTGAGCCCAACCCCTCCTCCTTTGTTCCTTTTAATCAACTGACCAAAGAAGAAGTTGTTGGTTGGGTGCTGTCGGCACTTGGTGTTGATCAGGTTGTTTCTATTGAAGAAGCGCTTCACAACCAAATTCAACAACGGCTGCATCCTACCTCTGCTACTGGTGTTCCTTGGTGATTACTTGCTATACTTTTTGAAGTCACTTGTTTAACATGACTTGCAAAAAGTCCGAGCTTGTCTCTGCAATTAATTCCTTTGGCTCTGCCCGTGCTACAGGCGATGGTAACCTCATTGCTTTTGCCGGTAACTTAATTGGCCAACTCCTGGATACCCTTGAGTTTGAGCCAGAAACACCCGAAGAAACCACTGAGACTGAAGTCGTAGAGTGATTTGGTACACCTGATTTAGAGTTAGTAAAAAGCTCTAGGTCGATGTCTATAAAACTTGTTGAAGCGGCTCGGTACTTCAAAGAACAACCCCATCAAATTGATGCATGGAATTGGCTCCAGACTCAGATACCCTCTGAGACCCTGGAGTCTTTTGCTATCAAATACCGCACAGCGCCAAAACCTGTGGAAACCTATTCCAATACTTGGGAAGGTGTGATGAAAGCAGGTAAGGACGCTGGTGCAAAATACCCTGAATGCGTTGCTGCTCAATGGGCACTTGAATCAAATTGGGGTAAGGACACCTCAGGTACTCATAACTACTACGGCCTTAAGGGGTCTGGCACTACGGTCAACACCCAAGAATTTATCAACGGTCAATGGGTAACAATCAAGGCTGGGTTCATTGATTTCCCCGACCTTTACACCTGCACTTGTTACCTGGTTGACCGCTGGTATAAAGACTACGGCACATACAAAGGTGTGAACCGTGCAACAAGCAGGAACAACTGTGCACAATTATTAGTTACAGAAGGATACGCTACAGATCCTGGTTACAGCACCAAGCTGATCCAGATAATGGATAAGCAACTTGGAACGCCAGGAGGTAATACCACTGATGCGACAACATCTAAAACACTGTCCGTACCTTACTTTTATCAACTTGACAACCAGTCCGGTACGGGATATCGCGAGTGTTTTTCTTCGAGTTGTGCCATGGTCGCAGCTTATTATAATTTGGTAAAATCGGACGACGAATACAATAAAATCCGCGCTAAATACGGAGACACGACCAGCAAAGATGCTCAGCTTGCAGCTCTGCGTTCCCTGGGACTCAAGGCGACATTCATCACCAACGGTAATGCAGCCCTCCTAGAAAATGAAATTCGCAACGGGAGGCCAGTAGCTGTTGGTTGGCTTCACCAGGGGAGCATCAACTACCCGACTGGTGGTGGACATTGGACTTGCTGTATCGGGTTTACGCCAGATACATTTGTACACAACGATCCGCAAGGAGAAGCGAATATGGTAAGTGGAGGTTATGTCAACACGTCTTCCTCGAAGGGCAAGGGAGTGTGTTACAGTAAAAAAAACTGGCTTCGTCGCTGGGAGTGCGACGGTGCTAATACCGGCTGGGCAATTTTAGTTTCAAAATGAAAGCGTCGTTTCGTGTTTTACCTGAACAAAAAGAACTACTTGCTTGTTTTGAGTACATACCAGAGACGGGGAAGTTATTTAAAAAAGCAAAAAACAAAAGAATTTGTACAGGTTTTAAAAGATACAGAACAGACAGGAATGGAGAGCCTTGGATGTATGTAGTTAGTTTCAATGGTATCCAGTATGCCGCGCACAGAATTATATGGAAAATGGTTACAGGAGAAGACCCGGCACCTTTAACTATTGACCACATAGATAGAGATCCTTTTAATAATAAATGGGTCAATTTAAGAATTGCGGATGCATTTTTACAAAGTAGTAATCGCGAATGGCGGGCAACCAAGGGTCATAAAGGAATTGCATTCCACAAAGCAACACAAAAATGGCAAGTAAGAGTAAATAAGGACGGAAAAAGAATTTATGTTGGTATTTACAAAACAAAAGAAGAAGCAGTTATTGCGTTAAAAGAATATGAAAAAACATATAAAAAATAATATCCGTGTAAATATTTGTTGGGAGGTTGGCGACGAAAAAAAATGCGCAACCCTCAGTAAAGAAGAGGCTTACGCAACAAGAAAATGGGTTGAAGACAACGATGGTGTTGTGTTCTGGAGTCAGGTCTTACCTGATTGATCAGCGTTGTTTGGCGCGACCGATCACTAAACCACCAATTTCAATTAACTTGTAAAGCTTACGGACAATCAGATCGTCTTTAGGCGTCGGGGTCAAAGCGCAAATAGCGGAACATGCCGCGTGAATAGCAAGGGCTACTTCAAGATACTGGTTAAGGTGTGCCATGGGTTTATCTTGTTTCTTTTATTCTAATTTACTTACAGTATAAAAAATATTTGAATTCAGCATTAACAACCCAAGAGTTGTCTTCATGTTTTGTGAACCATTTCTGCCAGATTTTAAATTGTTTATCGGAAACGCATGATTCACATACAAACGTAAGGAGATCGTTCTGGGGAATAATATCGACCCATTTACGAAGTTGACGAACGGCAATAGCTTGAGTACGTGGACCTACTTTGCCTGTTAAGGTGTTGTTTAATTGAGCTGCTCGTTTATTTTTTCTTTTGTTTAGCCAATCATTTAATTGTCTTTTTGATTTGCTTACCGCAAGCGACACTAACCATACGTAGTTTTTGCCAGTTTTATGCCAGGGCAGCAGACGCATTTTTAAATACTGCCCATCTTCTAGGCAGATACTTAAAACTTGCTTGCGGCGTTTAGTCTTCATAGATGCGACACTCGCGCGCCCATGGATTGTCCTGACAATAAGCAGCAAATGCTTTGGTGGGATTATGTTTTTTCTTTAGTAAATGCAAGATAAATTTAAACATATTGTTACGGGCGGTCGATAAGAGGGAGGAAAATTTCAGGTAGATGTGCATCTGGATCTCTTTCGCGTTTCCATGCATCGGACCATTCCGTTAACGAATGTTCATGTTCTACATCCATAGTGTAGCTGTCACTTGGCTCTAATTCAAATTTGTCGTCAGTTTCTGGTGACACAAACCCAATAAACCAAGTTGAAGTGGTTGGTATTGTTACGGTTACACCACTGTCAATAAATGCCGCGCTAAATGTATATGCGTTAAAACCTACTGGTATTGAGTAATTAACGTTAAAGCTTGGGCCGATGACAATTGTATTGGAAAAGTCAAGCGTTGTTTCGGCAACCAAGAAACTTCCATCTAGATCTTCTAGCAGGATAAAGGAGTCAAGCGCAGGGAATTCAACAACTAACCCCAGGGTGTAATCAAGCGGTTCATTCCTGGTACTGGAAACACAGATTAAATAACTGCCTGCCTCCAAAACAAAATACAGGTCATTACCTTTATTTACCGTATACGAATTGAAGTTATTTGCCAGATCAGATCCGGCGCCCATTACGTGACCAATGTAAGGATAAAAAATTTCACTACCATTTATCGAAGTAGAAACACTATCGGCTTGAAAGATCATGCGTCCTTCAATTGGATTTTTGTTTAAATCAAAGGCAGATACTTCAATATAGTTTGGGCGTGGACCGCCTTTGCGAGTAATGATCCAGGCAGGGCTTGTGATATTGACCTGGAACCAATGGTTCATGGTGCCGCCACCAAAACCACCATTTGAATATTGGTTTGTATCTGCACGACCTACAACTTTATTCTCAGGGCCCAAGGAACCATGCAGCTCTCGCAACGATGTTTCACTAAAGGTTCCAAGGACTAAAGGGTTTTCTTTTGTTCGTTGGCGTTGAGAAGTGCTAGTTGAATAGCGTGACATTATTTATTGTTACCTTATCTTTCTATTTTACTCTTCGGTTTCTTTTAATAGCTCTGGCTTGGTAATTGAGAATTTGTATTGCTTTTTGAGAAACATGCCAAGGGTGCCAGCTTCTTGCTGTTGTGCGTAGAACACAAGTTTGTTGGCTTTGAATTCGGTTTCAAAAGGAGCGATCACTTGAGGTGCAGTGGTGCGATTAAAACTTGACACCATATGCAATGGGTTAAAACATTGTTTGTTTCCACATGTTCGAGTGACGCTAAGCGTGCCCACATCGCCCCAGGCGCATTGATACACAGCCTTGTGCAGTGTTACGTTTTCGGCAGCTTGCTTGCTGTACGCAGCCCGATAAGAGGGCATGCACACGCGTTTCAGCTCCTTGTGCGTTGACCTTTTGGGCAGCCAGCAGTCACTGGTATTGCCTATCTCAATTGAGTCCCAGATTGTGGCGTACTTGTGCTTGTAGCGAGCATCAAGGTAGTTGAGGTCAAAGCCACAGATGTTTGAAACAATTTTGTGGACGCACTCATAGCACCAATGTTGGTCTTGCCTGCGAATGGTGTGACCATGTGCGCAGGGGTAGCCGACGTAGTAGCCAGCTTGCTCCAGGTCATCCTCCGATAGCTTGGTTAAGTCTCCTAAGTATTGAAAGGAGACTACCGCTTCAATTACCTTCGCCATTTTGAGGATTGGTGTTGGGGTTGAAATCTGAGCGTGTGGCGCGTGGCTTGGCAGCTTTTGGCTTCTTCCTGGCAAAAAGGAAAAGAAGTTTCCGGTTGTCCTTCTCCGGATTGTCATCACCATGAATGACATCCATGTTGCCGGGGTCTTTGCCCGTGCGTAGGTAATACACGATGCGGTGAGCGTGGAATTGGTCGCCGTTCATGCGAATGACGTAGTACTGACCAGTGCCGTTCCACTTGCCAGCCATATCACCAGCCTTATGGCGGCCCGTTGTCTCCCGCCATTCCAGGGCACTGGGGTACTTGAGGGACAACTTGAGCTTGGCTCTGAGGTACCAGAGGGGTAGGAGAGTTTTGTACGCCCTTGGCATGGAATCCATAATCGGATAACCAATCATACATGTCCTGAATGGGTCCGTCAAGGAGCAGGGAGATAGGGTGAATTTTTCCGACTATACCCCTATTTTATCTTTTATATAACCAGCATTACATTTTGGTCCATTTTGTAATTAGCCTTTGTCCAAATGCTTTGTATAATCGGAATCTCAGCCTTGTCTCAAAGCTGTCTCACTGAGCATGTATAGTCGGAAAGCATTACATTTTCACCCAAAATGTAATGTTGGCCATATAAAGGTTGAAGTGGGGGCATAGTCGGAAAAATAACCCACCCTTTGCCCTTTCAACCGTCTTTATGCGTACTCACTCCGCATAAAAACACCATCCCCTGGTACAAACCAACTACTTTACTTCCGTTTCTCGGTCTTATTGCCCAATAAAAAGCCCCCGCTGGTGCAGGGGCTCTTGTCTCACTTGTATCAAATCACTTGCGCTGGTACAAAGCCAGCTCCTTTCTGTTGTCGCGTTCGGGGTTGCTGTTGGCGTAGATGACATCTTTGCTGCCGGGATCCTTGCCTGTTCTCAGGAAGTACACCAAGCGATGCGCGTGGTACTGATCGCCGTTCATTCGGACTAGGTAGTAATTTCCTGGTTTGATCAGCTTGCCAGCCATCTCTCCTTTTGTATGCCAGCCAGTTGTTTCAAGCCATTCCAAACCACTGGGGTAGCGGTCAGAAAGTTTGATTTTTGTTTGAACGTACCAGAGGGGTAGCATCTCCTTGTAAGAACGTGCCATGGGCAGGGCAGTGGTGCCAAGGGATGTTAGCACTTGAATAGTCGACTAAACCCAGCCGCTAACCTTGGTCCCATCAAAGTGGTTTTTTTGCCAATGAAAAACCCCCGCCGAAGCGAGGGTTGATCTCCACCATGGTCAGGCTACCGCACCTATCAGACGTTTCTTGCGTTTTTCTTTTTTCTTCTCCTTCTTGCTTACCGGTTCTTCCGCCTGAGTCGAGTGCGCATCCCCATAGGAGCCCTCTAGGACCTCCTGGAACAGCCCTGCAAACTGAGGTGCGATGTTGTCCCAGTCGTAGCAGGGGGAGGTGGCACGCTCGTAGCAGAGGCGTGCAGTCTCATCAAGTTTCTCACGGTTCTCATATAGATCCGTCAAGATTTCAGCGAGGTGATCAGAGGAGGGGCAGGGCATTTCCCGTGCGTAGTTCGTATCTACATCCACGTGGTCACAACGGATCAGGCGGCCAGCACCCTCAAAGATCTCTTTGGTACTGGTATGGTCGGGCACCACCTGAGCAACCCGGCAGCCCGCATGTTCATGGTTGACCAACCCGTGGCCCTCACCCTTGCAAGTGTTGACGCCTACATCAGCTGCGTTGTAGATCGCATTTAGGAAATCAACTTCCACATTAGGCGGCCCTTCTGTTTGCGCCGTAAGGATGATGCGTCCATTGGGATCCAACCCTTCCCGACCCATTGCCCTGGCAAACAGTGGCATCAAGTCCCAACCTTGATCTTTGAGTCCCATGTGTAGATACAGTTGCGTATCTGGCTTGTCCTTCGCAAACTTGGCAAAAGCCTCAACCGTAATGTCGATGCGTTTGCGGAACTGGTTGCGGTTGCCGTTGAACACCACAAAGATGTCATCCGACAGACCAAGCCGCTTACGAGCCTCACTCTTATCCATGGGATAGAACTGACCTTTGGTGATACCGTGAGGAATCACAGCGATGGGCTTCTGGTAACCAGCAGCCACCACCTCTTTTGCACCAAATTCCGTATAGCAGATGGACGCATCCCACTCATTCATGGTGTCAAGAATGCACCCAGTCCAGCCGTAGCTGTCCATGGGGTAGTAGCCAATAAACTTGAAGGCACCAGTCTGGTGAATGTCCTGGATCTGACGATACAACTCATTCAGAATCCACAGGTCATTCATGATGAAGATGAGATCTGGCTTCTCCTTCTCTACAATCTCTCGAATGCGCTGCTCACCAAAGGGTGCGGTTTGGTAGCGGTTGGACGAGGGATAAATTAAGTATTTATCACAGAGGGGATGTGGGTCTCCAAACCAGTTATTGCCTAGCACTACAATTTCATACTCTTCGCAGATGCGCTCGAGCACATTTTCCGTGACACGAGCAAACCCGGTTTTGGCGATGATGTCACCGGACCAGAGCAATTTAGGTTTTTTGGTCATTTAATAGAGAACGTCTTGCTCAACTATACAGAAACACAAGGAGTTGTTGATCGTACTAATTCTTTTTGTTCGGCTATTTCTGCTTTGAGTTTTGTTTTTAAAAACTCAGCTGCTCTATGTGTTTGTGTTGTATCACCACAGGTGTACAAATCAATTGCGGCATACCCAATCTCTGGCCAGGTATGCACACTTGCGTGGGACTCTGCTAATAATGCAAGCAGTGTCACGCCTTGTGGTTCAAATTTTTCACCAATGATCCGTAGGATATTGGCTTTAGCCATAACAAGAGAAGCTTCAAGCAATCGCTGAAGCTCCTCGTAGTCATTCAAAACCTCTGGGTCACACCCATAGAGATCTAAAATTAAGTGGCGACCGTTGCTCACATTTCTTCTGCAGCAACTTCCATTGTCTCATTAGTAGGTGTATCTAATGTAGATCCGTAAAAATCCCGATACTTTTCACGGTCGGAAGACACTTCCACAATCGACGGGTAAGCGTCATACTTTTGATTGGACTCCCGTACGGCTGCATTGAATACCCGCATACCTTTGGTGTTCTTGGTGGCATAGACATTCAGCTTGAGCTGGTGCTTGCAGATGTCAAGGAACAGGGGTTCAAACCGACCGCGTGACATAATGCCAACATTGCAGCTACGGCAGAACTCCGCGTAACTTGCATACATCCACTGGTTCCAGTTCATGTATGCACCTGAGCTTCCACCCGGTAGCGGCTTACAGAAACCAACAGGAGCAGATGCACCTGGGTCAAATACGACCTTGTGATCCAGCCAATCCAACAGTGGGTTGGAACGCAGGCTTTGCTGCTTCTCATACCGCTGGAAGAAATCAACTTTCTTGCCGGTCTCCATTAGGTATGTCCGCATTTCTTCTGCAGACATATCCAATAGCCAGTTCACCAAACCAGGCAGCATGGGTGCAAACACACCTTGCGGCATACCCTTGGCATCAAACTTGATCAGTTCTTTTTGCTCTGCTTGTCCACCTTCAAATGGACGATCAAACGGAACAGTGAGACGCCGACGAGCAAGACCAGAAGTGTAGTCAGTGGACTGAATAGCTTCGTTGGCCGTGATCATGACGACCCCGTGGTACTGGAAGGGGTCTTGACTTTCTGTTTGATATTTGCGTTCAGAACGAATCCAGTCATTACCAGTGATGGCCTTCAGTTTTGATACCGACCCACCCCAACGGTCTGCATCCTGGAACAGCAACAGCTTTTTACCCATGTAGCTAGCTGCTTCAAACCGGTTTTTCTCCAGATTCTCAAAGTCCGTTGAGTAGGTGTTCTGCTTACCAACCAATGCCACGGCAAGGTTTGCGTAGGTGGATTTACCCGATTTACCTGGGCCCACAATCTCAATAAACTTCTGGATCTCGTAGCAACCCAGGAGTGTGGCCCGCAACCATGCACGTAAAACCTGAGCACGTTGCCAGCTACCGTGTTGAGTGTGCTTCAGCCAGATAACAATTTCTTCACAAGTAGCAGATGCGTCATAGTTGTACGGCATCTGTTGGATCATGTGAAGCTCCCTATCAAAAGGAAGTAGTTCACGTGTATCAATATTCAGAACACCATTGGTGAACAACAGGTACTCACCACCTTCATACCAATTGTCAAATGCCAGCTCAGCCTGCAGCTGAGCAAAGACATCATTCATAAGGTTCGTACTGAACCCTTTGGGAAGGAAGTCACCCAGCTCTTTGAGCTTGCCCCTTATATCACCAAGCACGTCGATCTTGGTTAACGGCGACCAGAGGCCTTTCTTTTTGTCCTTCTCGTATAAGAAGAACTGACCATGGGGTTGACTGTAGAGCAGATTGCCCCTATACATTTGGAGCAATACATCCGTGACCTTGTCCGATGAAGGGTTCCGTCCTTTGGAGTCTTCTCCTTCTTTGTCTACCTGTTTTGCCGGCACATGCTTCGTCTTCTTTTCAAAGACAGGAGCTTGTTCCAATGTGGTTCCCTGACTCATCTCTAGATCCTGTTCTAATTCTTCCAGCAGTTTCGACACATGTTCTAATGTCGCATCATCGACATTCATCGCCCTGTGATCCTGGGGCGGCTGCCAACCGTTCTCCTTCGCAATGTGAACAAGAGAACCAATCCCACGACCACCACCACGACTGAAGGACAGCCAGCGACGGTGGCATTCACCTTCCTTGTACTTCTCCGATTGCTTGGACCAGTTATCCCATTCATCTAACAGGGATTCGTCCAACGAGTGAAGCGACTGACCGACCGTGATCCAAATGTCATAGTCATCAGTTGCTTCTGGAGGCAGTGCCCACATTGCCTCCCTTGCCAGTTTCATGTCCCGATCAAGATCGATCTGAACATTGACTGCAAAACTTGGACCAACAAGCCGAGTAGTTTCCTTGGCAGGAACCCCTTGCTTTACGTTTTTGTTGATGATGGCATTCAGCAGCCACTCCGGAAACTCAGGCAGTTCCTGGACCCACTCAAAACCACAGTCCTCACCCGTAAAGTAACCATCGGTCTCAGGGTGCAAACCCATTAGCACACCCTGGTGCCGCTTCCAAAGAATCTCAAGTTTTTCTTTGTTCTCTTCCCCGTGCCAGGTGTATTTGTTCCTGACAAAATGTTTGTGTTTCTCTCGGTCTAGCCGGTACAGTTTTCGCTCACGACCAATTTTTCCGCTGAAGATACTCAGCGTTGGGGGCAGTGCTTCATTAAGAGGCAGGCCAGAGATTTGTTCAATAAGTGGATAGATGCTCGGTCCATCAACATCAACCCAGACCAGGCCATAAGGATAGTTGTAGACAGGCCCGCCAAGTAAACCGACAGCTTTACACTTGCCGGTAAGGATTTCCTCCTCAATTTCCTGTGCACTAAATGGCTTGTTTTGCCAACCTGATACATATGGATCCTTGTTTGCGCCAAGCGGCGTGAGCGGCCAATCCTTGGGGATGTAGTCAAGACGTACCTCGCCGGGTTTCAGGGTCAACTGTTGTTTGCTTGTCATGCTTCTGTTTGCTGCTTGATCTCCACTTTAAAGTCCCGCTCAGGGAATACCGTATCCTTAACCAACATATATGCATGAAAATGCATGTCGGTAGGCAGACAAAAACAATCCCCGTCAGCCGCATTCATCATGAGGCTTTGGAGCGTATTCATCCACTCACCAACGGAAATAACATGGATTTCCATCGGGGGGTTGGGTTGTGTGTCTTCTTATCCTACGGCCGCCAATCCAGGAGAGCCATCAAGATTTTGTTAAATCACTAAGTCTTATTGGACTCATACGAAAAATTCCACGGATTCTTTTTATCGACCTCATCCCATTCATCCATGAGTCTGTTGTAAACATCTACAGGATCCTGCCTAGTCTTAATGCAAG